AGGAGAGGAACGGATTGGGATTATGCAACATCTGCTACTGGACTGGTTGGATACGAATTTGGTGGAACTTCTAACTCTAGCTACCCAACCAATGACATCGATGAGATTAATCTCGACGGTGTAACTAATAGAATTACTACAATTGTTGGTTCTAATGTTATTAATGTTGTTCTTGGTAGTGAGTTTTCTAGGCTGAACGCTACTGTTGGCGATTATTTGCAGTTCCGTGTTCCCGAAGCAGTTCCTGCTGTTGATATTATCACTGATGTATGGGTTAGCAGCTCGAATTCGCCTACTGCAGCTTACTATGTTGCTGGTGGTTTGCTGAACGTTGTTACTGACAATCATCCTGATCCTGGTCTATATGGTGTGTTTCCGTCTGGTGGTACCAGTGGTTTCGTTGACAACCTGACTATCCAGAATCAAGGTTCTGGTTATACTACAGTTCCTAATGTTGACTTAACTGGAGGCGGCGGTGTTGAAGCTACTGCAGCTGCTGGCATTACTCTGACTGGTGGTAATATCACTAGTATCAATGTCACTCAGGGTGGTTCTGGATACACTGTTGCTCCTAACGTGGTCATCACTGGTGATGGTAGTGGTGCTGAAGCAACTGCTACGATCGTATTCTCTGGTGGTGGTGTAGAAACTGTTACTGTTACTAACGGTGGTTCTGGTTTCAACCCATTCAACTTACCTGCTATCACCTTTAGTGGTGGTGGAGGATCTGGTGCTGAAGCGGAAGCAACAATTGTTAATGGTATTATTACAGGAATTACTGTTATCAACCCTGGATCTGGGTACGCTTTTGCTCCTACTGTCACAATCGGTGTCCCTGGACCTGCTGATGAGGGTAACACTCCTCTCGCCCCTAACGGACTGTTTGTGTCTGGTGGTGGTTCTACTACTTCTGCCTCTCTTAACGTCACTACAAGAGGTTTTTCGATCGTTTCAGACAACCTTCCGAACCCTGCTTTGTATGGTTCTTTCCCGAATGCAAATAATAGTAACACTATTTCGGGTCAGTCTTATAATCATACATTCATCTATCGTGGTGCACGTAACCTGTATGATGCTACGCCAACTTCTACTGCATCGGTGGAGAGCGTTGGTGTTACGATCAATGGGGTTCAATTACGTCACTATTCTCACGGTCTGAATACTGATCTGCCTGATGGCACTGCTTGTCCAACTGGATATACTTTTAATACAGTTTATAATTCTTCAGCTTTTGGTGCTGATAATGGTGGTGGTTCTGTTGACAGTAACGGTTCATATTATTACAACAATGGTAAGTTCCTGATCAATACCTGGAAAGGTGCAACTACTACTTACACAGTTACCGTTCAGAGTACAGCAGGTGGTAATAAGTATTTCATCGGTGGTGCTGAAACACCTAACCTCATCCTGACTGAAGGTAACACATATTACTTCGATCAGAGTGACTCCAGCAACACTGGTTACACACTTAAAACGTCTGAAACCACTGATGGTATCCATCAGCAAGGTGGTACAGAGTTTATGATGGGTGTTCGCTATCAGGGTACACCTGGAGATGGTGTGACTGGTACTGGTACATATCTGCAGCTGCAACCTAATACTGGTAACCTGTACTATTACGATGCTTTGTATACTGGTTATGGCAACTCTGCTTCTCTGAGTACTATTGCAAACACTGCTGCTCTACCCTCTCATACGACAGCTGATGTTCAGAATGGCACACTTCACTCTCCGATCATTGGTTTCGCTTACGATGGTTATCCCATCTATGGTCCTATTGGTTATTCAACACCTTCTTCGCCTACTACATTGGCAAGAATGGATTCTTCTTACGGCATAAGAGCTCAGCGTACTGGTGACCAATATAGTGGTTCTACTTACAACTGGTCTGTTGCTGCAGATGATTCTTTAGACTTTGATTTTACTGGCGAGTCTACTGGATCTGATGTTGCAATTGCTGCTAACCTTGGCGATAACCTTGTGTTCAACGTCAATGCTACTTACACTACTGGCGGTGGCGGTGGTGGTAGCACTCCTCAAACCTTTAACCTAGTTGTTACTGCATCTGGTTTCAGTGATTACACTGTCTCTGGTTCTGATAGAACTGGTAACATCAATGGTTCTGACCCAACAGTTGAATTTAATGAGGGAGACACTATTAACTTCACGGTGTCTGCATCTGGTCACCCCTTCTACCTGAAGACGGGACCTGTTAACGGAACAGCTCAGCAAATTTCTTCTGGTGTTACTAATCAAGGTACCGAAAATGCCACTGTGTCTTGGACTCCTGGTATTGGTGATGCTGGTACTTACTATTATGTTTGCGAATACCATAGCGGTATGATCGGCACGATCACCATTAATTCCTCTGGTGGCGGTGGTGGCACAACTGTGACCCATCCAATGTGGATCCAGACTGTTCCTGCTCCTTATAACCCCACTCAAGTGGTTGCTGGTATTACTAACAACGGTAGTTTTAATGCCACAATTCTGTGGAACACTACTACTGCATCTCCTGGTACGTATTACTACGTGTCTGAGAATGCTCAGGCAATGACAGGTACGATTGTATTGTCTGAACCTGTAGGTTTCGCACCATCCATTCAAGCTTTCCCGATGGGTTCGTTTGTTGAGGATTATGAGTTTACTGGAACGGGTGCTCTTGACAATCGCAATGGTCGTTACTGCATTACTCCAGAATATCCTGGTGGTACATATGCTTACTTCCTAACGATGGACGGGTCTGGTAACCCTATGTTCCCATACATCTTAGGTGATCAGTTCTACGGTGAGATTGTTGCGGAAGGTTCAAGTGCACCTCAGAACCCCGTGTTTGAACAACCTGGATCTGCAACTTGCGCTATTGGTACACAGATTGGTGTGCTTGATTCTATTGCTGTTGATGAAGAAGGTATTGGATACACTAATGCAACTATTAGTTTCACTGGTGGTGGCGGTGGTGTTGGAGCTGCTGCAGATGCACAGATCTCGGTGCTCGACGGTTATGTCTCTAGTCTGACAATTACTAATCCTGGTACTGGATTCACTGGTGCTCCGATTGTTGAAATCGATCCTCCGAACGTTGCTGGTGGTATTCAATCAACTGCTGTGTCCAGTATTTCTATTACTGCTGGTAACCCTAATAGCATTGTTGATCAATCATTTAACCAAAACTTTAACTGGAGAGGTGGTACCAACTACAAGGCAGTTACACCTACTGCTAAACCTTTACGTTCTGTTAATCCGATCGGTTTGACTACTACGGGTGTATATCTGTATGACTACAGTAATGAGCAAGGACCGACTCCTGGTTGGACTTATAACACTGTTACTAGGGGTAACTTAGTTGGGGATGATACTTATGGTGGTTTCCCCAATTCCAACAATGTCTATGGTTATAACAGCAGCAAATTCCTTGCTGCTTATAGCACTGCTTCATACTCATCTAGCACTTACTTAGGTGGATCTTACTTCGATCTTGGATTTAGAACTGTTACTTATATTGTGAGTGTTGCTGATAAGACTGCTGCTCACGTTTACTACGGACTAGGTTCTTCTAAAGGATATTGGATTCGTGGTGGTGACTACAATACTGACACAGAAGCACCTCAGCTAGCACTCACTAGAGGTAATACGTATATCTTTAACCAAGATGATGTATCGAATAATACGCACGCTATCTACCTTTCGACGACTGAAGATGGAATCCACGGCGGCGGTGTACGTTACAGCAGTGGGATTACTTATCGCTTGGATGGTGTTGCGGTTGACTCCGTTACTTATACAAATGGTTTTGATGCCGCAACTACAAGATCTGTCGAGATTGTAGTTCCTAATAATGCTCCTGCATACTTGTATTATGTTTGCACCAACCATCCTAAGATGGGTAATGCTTCTGTTGTTAATAGCAACATCCAAGGTGATTACAGACGCCACGCTGATGGTCACTCTAAGATCTTGGGTATCAGCTTTGATGGTTATCCCATCTATGGTCCTTACGGTTACACAGATCCTGATAATAGAGCATCTACTGTCACACGTATGAAGCCTGCATATATGCTCAAATTGCAGAACAGATTGCCTGATCAGTATGCTAATCGTCCTTCTCTGATTGACAGTCCTATTGGTTCATTCATTGAAGACTTTGAGTATGCTGGTGGCACCGATGAGGATGCACTAGAGACTACATTTACTATTCAGGCGGCAGGTGCTACTATCACTGGTTCTGGTGGTCGTTACTATTTCACTGGCGGTACTCTGAGTGGTACTGTAGAGAAACCCTCATTGAATCTTCGTAAGGGTAGAAAGTATATCTTTGATCTGAGTGACGCTTCTAACACTAGTCACGCTATGCTATTCTCCACTTATGGCGAAGCGACGGCACAAGGTTGGCACGTGACTGGTCAGACTCCTGGTAATGCTAACGCTGTTTATACAGGTGGTATTACATACAAGCTTGAGGGTGCTGTTGTTGACTATGCAGCGTATGTTGCTGGATTTGATACTGCTACACTCAGAACTGTTGAAGTTATTCCTACATTCGACGCACCTCAGGCGCTGTTCTACTTCTGCTACAACCATAGTAATATGGGTGAGCGTTTGATCATTAGTGATCTGACTAGAATCAACGGTCGTTATTGTAAGACCCCTGATTATCCTAATGGCACTTATGCTTACTTCATCACTGAAGGTAATGATGAGCAACCTGCCTTCCCATACATTATGGGTCCTGAATTCAGAGCTGACCCTGTAATGCCTGGTGATACTGCAACTGAATCTCAGTCTTATGTCTATGATATTGGTGGTATCAGATTTGATAGACTACAGACAACTTGGCATCAGATTACTGATGTTGATGCTGCAAATAATCTAGTCGAAATTACTCCAAATTCTGCTCAGTTCACTGCAACACAAAGTGAAGAAGGTGGTAACCTTATGAAGGTTGCTAACCTCAGAAATACTCATCAGTATGCTGATGGTGTTGTGAAGTGGCAGGATGAAGATATTGATAATAATAAGTTATACTTCCAAACTGAAGCTCAAGAAGATTCTAACACTGGTGTTGGTACTGAGATTGTTTACAAACCTGTTGATAAAGGTGTTGATGGTGGTGTAGTTCGCGGTCTGTTCACTCCTTTCATCAATCTGCTAACAACTTGGTATACCGCTCCTGGTCCTCTAGGCACATTTAATATTGGTGATACTGTCAGTTTGCAGCTGGGTGTCACTTATCTAAGAACTTATGCTGACGAAGCAATCCTCGATAGAGATTACACACTAGCAGGTGATTCTATTGATGGAACTGGTCTCACATTTGATACAGAAACTGGTATCTTAAGTGGTGTCTTGATTAACAGCACAACTCTAGATCTGACGTTATATGTTAGAGATAACATTTCTTATACGGTACAGACTTATACTATTCAGCTGACAAATACTACTACTGTAGCAACTGATGTCAGTCTCCTAACTCTTGGTTTTAATAGAACAATTGATTACAATTCTATCTCTAAGAAAGGTGGTCAACCTCACGATGATCAAACTTGGGTGACTAATGACTGGCATTCCCGTCCAATGGCATACAAGTCTTTCTACTTCTTTGCGAGTCAAACTACATTTGATAATGATAAGTTTGAGTATGTTCCTAACTGGCAGGTATATATTACCAAGACAGGAGAATCAACTGCTCAGTGGTATAACTTGAATGAGATTTCCACAGGTGCAAATAGTGCTGGTACATCTTGTCAAATTGATGAGGAAGATCTATACTCTGATAACTTTAACGCAAGAGATGTAGCCTACTCTTACGTTGAAAAATTTGAAGATGTTACTGAACGTGAAGTTGCAGTTCCTTTCTTAGTTATCAATAAGTGGTGGATGTTTAATGGTGCATTCTTCCGTTGCAAATTGAACTTCCGTGTCAAATATAATCTGGTTGCATCTGGTGCTGATTACGCTACCGTCGTGAATAACGGTGGTTCTACAGTGTTTGAAGTACCTAAAGGTTCTACATATCGCTTCGATGTAAGCGATGCTTCTTGGTCTGGTAAGAACTTAGAGCTCCGCGAAGGTCCCACTAGTGCACCTGTAACTGGTATTAGAATTCGCCGTTATGGCACTCCTGGTACACCTGGAGCTTGGGTTGACTTTATGTCTTCTCCGACACAAGCATCTAATGTTCTGTACTTCGGTCAGGAAGGTGGTAGTTCTTTCGCTACACAGCGTTTAGAGTTTACAACAGTCTATACTCCGTTGCTTTCTGGTAGTATGCAATTGACTGTTACTAACTTGCCTACTGTTCCTGCTCAGCCTCTACTGACAATGAGCGCTGGTGCTACATCCATTACTTCAAATACATTTGCTGTAGTGACTGAGTATAATCAGCAGACTAATTACCCCAACGCACTATCTTATCAGTCTTCTAACAAGACTCCTAAGGAGGGTCGTTATCCTGTAACCCTGTTGGCAACTGACCTCAACATTGAGTATCAGTGGTATCGTAAGTTGTATAATTATGATACTGCAGTAGGAACCAAGTCTTACAACTGGGATACTGTCCCAAATACTGCTGAGACATATATTCCTCTGTATTCTCCAGTCTATAGATCCAGAAGAGACTATGGTTCTGCATTAGATAACTATCATAGCGCTTGTACACTGGATGGTGCTGACATCTACAATGAGAACTATATTTCTTTCACTGAAGAATTCCCTCTTCGTGTGAATTATGGTGGTTCTTTGATTGAGATTCCTGTTCAGTCTCCTTCTGACCTGCTGCCACCATTAGGAAATGATGGTAGTGTAATTCGCGTCACTGACTTGCCTTGTAAGGGTACCCCTCACGGCGAGAATGATCCTTACTCTTATCAGCTGATTATCTCCAATGGTACTGCACAATCTTCGATCTCTAACGAAATTAGTGTTGTTGCTAACCCACCTGAACTGGGTATGTGGTGGTATGAATATGATAATGGTTGGTCTGGTACCGTTTCTAATGGTTATCTGCGTCACGATCAGGGCTTCGTTGATACTACTTTGACCTGTGGTGATTACTTCGGTAACGTTCTGATTCGCTCTTTTGTTATTGATGTGGGTCCTGCATCGTTGAGTGCACTGCCTTACATTGATATCAACACTCTGCAAGTACAAGATTACTATCAGGGTGCACAGAATATGACGGTGACTAACAACCAGTCGCAAGATGTGACTGTCTCTTACACAATCGATGCTGGTCAGTTTACCTGGAGATTGCGCTTAATCAATGAGTTCCCATATATGGAAACCATTGACAGTGGCACAAGAACTGTCTACACCATTAATAATTCTAGTATGGGAAATGGTCCTACAGTTGTTAATACTGGTGACTTCTCTACTTACAGTGGTCAATTGGCCGCGGCAACTGGTACACTGCGTGATTGCCCATTCCGTGGCGACACCAATATCAATATGCCTGTCGATTTCTCGGTGAAGAATGACATTCAACCTGCTATCTTCCCTGCACGTGGTACTCAAAAAGTATACACATTGTGGGTGGAGCTGGTCGAATCTCCATTCGATCTTACTGACTTGATTCACCTCACTGCAGTTGCTGATCCTTGTCTGGATCACTCTTATGACTTCGCATACACCTCTAACGGTGCTTGCATCACACCTTCCAACGATTACTTCTGTAACTTCATCAAACCTCTACGTGATCGTGGTCACGCTGAGCAACCAATTGTTGGTATGGAAGGTGTTGCACAGATTAAAGTGACTGACGGTATTGCGCCTAAGAGTCTGGACTTCCAGATCCCTGCTCCGTGGCCTGTTCTGTTCAGCTACTTGGGTGACTGTAACCCCACTTGCGCATAAATTAAAGTATAGGTAACAAGCAAAATGGCAATTATTTTCCCACCAGCATTGGGAAGCATTCCGTCACCCGCCTCTCTGACTCCCACATTGAACTCTACGACGTTCTTTGGGGAATCAGGGATAGGGACTCACGCATCTACTGACTGGCAAATTGCCTCGTCAGTAGATTTTACGTCTGCTTCCATCGCATATGATCAGAACGATGCTGTTAATCTGACAGTATTAACAGTACCAGCTGCTACTCTGTCGAGTAACGTGCATTATTATGCACGAATTCGTCAACGTGGTAGTAATGGAGACATTAGTAACTGGTCGCAAGTTGCACTCTTTAATACGGGACTAGTTGTTAACGCTCCCACTATTACTGTATCGTCTCCGACACAACTAAATCCTATAATTCAATCATCTAGTTTTGTTGGTATTAATACGCATACTAGAACCGATTGGGAAATTGCCTCGGATTATCTGTTCGCTAATATTATTCAGACTTCATATGATGATCCTGTCAATCTGACACAGTTTACACCATCATCTTTGGTCTATAATACACTGTATTATGTACGAGCAAGATATAAAGATAATCTAGGTTCGCTGTCCGAATTCAGTGAAGCTGCTTCTTTCTATACTGATACACAGACGAATGTTAATCCTAAGATTAATCGTCCAAGTATTACTTCTCCTGTAGATGCATCGGGTAGTATTTCACTTACACCAACAATTAGTGCATCTGGTTTCGTTGGTGCCAACAATGCTACCCACGTGTCATCTACTTGGCAGATTGCACTCACACCTACATTTGGTAGCAGTGCTGGTCAGGCTCCTGGTGGTGTCTATTCCAGTTCTCCACAGATCTCTAATACTAGTGGTCTAGTGTTCACATCTACAAATGATATTAACAATAAAACCTCTATTAGTATCAGTACTGGTATATTAGAGGAAGCTAAAACATATTATACTCGTGTTCGCTATGAATACTATGACTTATCAAACGTTTATTGGTATTCTGAATGGTCTGAACCGATCTATTTCAACACAGTTGCTGTTCCTGGCGAACTGCAATGTCCTACTGTTGCAAGTGTGATTAAATCTACCATTTATGATAGACTGGATGTAACAACATCTACATTTATTGCAACACCAGCAACTTCACAGACTCACGTCCATAGTGATTGGCAGGTTGCTACTGACGCTGAGTTTGTCAACCTCGTCATTGTTGCAACCGATGATACTACTAACCGTACTTCGTTCCCAATTCCTCTTGACTCTATCCGTCCTTCTACTAACTATTACGTTAGGGTACGTTATTACAATGGCGCTATCAACTCTGTTTACTCGCCAGGGTATATCTTCCAGTCTCCTGCAACCGCAACTGGTACACTACAAGACTTCACAAGAGTCCAAACGGACACGCTAGATGATCTTTCGGTGTCAACTACTAAGATTATTAACCTTAGCGTGACGACACCAAAACTGGGAGACAATGCTGTAACAGCAGCTAAGATTGCCCCAGGTGGTATCATTGATAGTAATCTCCAAAACGGAGCAATTACCGAACCTAAATTATATCAAGTCAGTGGTAGTGAAGCAGTTACTTCATTAACTATCCGTAACAATGCTGTTACTACAGCTAAATTGGATACAGGTGCTGTAACATCTGATAAACTAAATGTTTCTGGTGCTGTTGATCCTTCCTCACCTACTGAGGGTCAGATTTTCTATAACACTAACCAAGATACACTCAAGACTTGGAATGGTTCAAACTGGAAAGAGTCTGGGGATGCTGGTGACTACTATATTATTCGCAAACCAGCACCAGGTAGTACTAATTTGACAGTTGTTTACGCTGGTAGACAAACTAATATTTCATACTCAGAGTATTCATCAGCTCAGAATACTCACCAGTTCTTCGCACCAAGCGGTCTGGAATTCAATATAGATAGTAGTGGGCATCTTGTCGTCACAGTAAGATAAATGGCAGAATTTTTCATCGACGTTGGTAAGATTAAACTTACTTGGCAAGGCAACTGGTCATCTTCCACAGATTATGTGGTTGATGATCTAGTATGGTATGACGACGGAAGTACCGTTAGTAGTTATATTTGCATTGCTGCACATACAAATCAAGGACCATCAGTCACTGGTACAGTAAACTCTGGTTACTGGAATCTATTTGCTGGTGGTGGTCTCGCTGGTGGTTTGCAACCTGGAGGTACTACATCTAATCAGATTCAGTATAGATCTGGTCTAGCACTTGGTGCTGAAGCTGGATTTACATATGATCCTGCTACTGATCTTCTTTCAACTCCTTCACTCGCAATTACTGGTAGTGCTGCAGGATCTCCTGCATATGATGTAGACATTACAGGTACAATACGTGCCACTCAGATATGGGAAGGTGCTAATCGTCTTACATATAACATCACTGGTGCGCAAGTTGCATCTGGCACTGTTGATAATGCTAGACTACCTGCAACAGTTTCTGTTACTGACCTTGCAGCATCTGCAGGACTCGCCATCAAGACTGATGGTTTGATGTTTGATGACACCACTGATCGTGTTGGTGTTGGTACAGCTGTACCTGGTGTAAAACTGGATGTCAAATCAATTGCATCAGCAATTGCTGATGATATAGTTGCTCGCTTTAGATCTGATCATACCAATGCATTTGGTACGTTCATTGAAGTGATGCCTAATACATCACAGGCACAGAAGTCTGGTATTCATCTACATAAGAACTCTCTTCGTAGTCAACCATTTACGATAGAGAATGATGGTGGTGCTGTAAAATTCAAAAATGATGATGCAGCTGCTCCAAGTGTCAGCATAGATCTAAATACGCAGACTTATATTGCAGTTACACCTTCATTACTCACAATAGAGACACCATTGAGAATCAATGGTTGTTTTGATGAGAAAGTTGAATCACTTTCTATTGCTTCTGGTGTAGTTGATATTGATGCAAGAGAAGCTTCAGTGTTTACACTGACGTTAAATGATGTTGTTACTAGCACAACAGTTACACTGCCTTCTGGATCTCGTTCTGTATCGATCACATTGATCATTACATCTAACGGTAGTTACAGTTATGCTTGGCCAACAAATACTAAGTGGCCTGGTGGTAATACTCCTACGTTGTCAACTACCTCTGGTAGAGTTGATGTTATCACATTGACTACAACTAATGATGGTCTTTCTTGGTTAGGTTTCGTTGGAGGGTTAGACTTTCAATGAGTCCTATTGGAATTGCGAAGGGTACTATATATTCTTCTGGTGGAGACAGTGGTGGCATTAGTGGTCCACCAGTTTGGGAATTTTCAGACGCTGCTAGTCTCGGAACACCTGCTACAGGCGATGTAATCGATATTATTATTGCTACCAATGTTGACTCATACCGTCAAACTACTGGTAGCCTTCTATCTCCATTGTCGCTTATAGTAACGAACAATGAGTTAAGATTGCAAGGAACTCTTGCACAGTTTGGATTCGCAGCTTTGCTGGTGAACGAAAATGGAACAGGCACAATAAGGGCATCGGAATATGGTGTTACGAGACAAGTTGAGATTGAAATTGCTGGAGAGAGAAGAACATTTTCCCATAGACAAGTTGGTAACCTCTTAATCTCGAAGCAGTTTGAATCATATGGTACACCTAACACTACTTGGAATGGTGAGACATCACAGAAACTAGATGCTACACAGAATGTGTCTGCAAGCACTGGTGGATGTCATTCTGGTTCACAATTGCTATCTGATGGTGGTGTGGCGGAAGTTACTATAAATTCTAGCAATGGAACTTATGGCGACCCTTGTCAAGGCACGTACAAACGTTGCTTTGCATACTATACTATCTGATAAATAAACACAGAGAACAAGTTTTTGAGATTAGATGGCTCTCACAATCGACGTTGGTAAGATTAAGATTAAGTGGAGAGGCACGTATAATGCTGCTACTGCTTATGAAATTGATGATGCTGTAAGCTTCTATGATGGCGCTACAACATCAGCATATATTTGTATTAGTAATACCACTGGCAATGATCCTGCAGCTAACAACGTGCTGCACTCCAGTTGGGAATACTTAGCACGCGGTACTGAGTCTGCTTCAGGTGGTAATGCAGATGGTCAGGTTCAGTATAAAACTGGTACTGGATTTGGTGGAGAGGTAGGGTTCAGCTATGATGCTGCTACAAATACTCTTACCGCTCCAAACGCTACAATTACTGGTGATTTTACCGTTTCGGGTACAACAACTACCGTAGAGACTGCAAATACCACTATCACAGACAATACAATTGTTCTGAACAGTGGAGAAGCTGGTCCTGGTGTTACTCACGTTGATGCTGAGTCAGGTATTCAGATTGATAGAGGTGGTAATAATGTGAAGATGGTCTGGCAAGAATCGCCTGATTACTTTGCGTTCTTATCTGGTAGCTCGCCTGCTAGATTGCACGTTCCTTCTTATTCTGAGGAAGTAACTGCAGAGAGTGTTACATCTGGGGTGGTTTCAATTGATATCACGCAGTCAACTATCTTTACTGTCACTTTAAGTGAAATCGTTACAGCATTCAACATCAGTGGTGAGCAAGCAGGTAAGTCTACTAGCTTCATTCTTGTGTTGACACAGGACGGTGTTGGTGGTAAAACTGTTGATCTTTCTGCGTTTACTGGTCGTACTGTAAAATGGGCAGGTGGTGTGGTTCCTACTGTATCAACAAACCCCAACGCAACTGATATCTTCCTCTTCACCACATTCAATGGTGGTACAATTTACTACGGATTCACTTCTGGTCAGGAGTTCTGATAAATGCCATTATTTGCAGCGAAAGGTATGTCCGCCACTGGTGGTGGTGGATCCTTCTATACTCTCTTAGAAGCAAAGCGTGATACAGCAGACAACTCATCGTACAGACAACCGACAGGTATGTTTGATGTGTCTGCATCATCTTCTGGTGAGGTTTACACACTGAACGGTGAGCGTAATGTTCTCACTGGTCTGTACAACGCTATTGTAGCTAAGGTTGGATCGATTGGTGCTGTCTCTTGGCAGTATACTATATCTGCTGCAAATAATGTCTACCCTTGCGGCATTACTTGTAACACTGATGATAATAGTGTATTTGTAGTGTTAATGAAAACCACTAACACTAGTGGTGCAGATAATTATACAAATAAAACTAATGATGTAGTTGATAGGACAAACAATCCCATCTATCACTTTATTAAGTTTAGTTCTTCTGGCACTAGACTCTGGGAGAACATTTGGTCTTCTAGTAATGCTGCAACATATCCTGGTGGTATTGGATCTACGCTTTATAATACCACACAGGTTGTGCAATCAAATGTGTTTGATAATAGAAACACAGGAACGCAAAGCAATATTGGAATGCATCGATGTGGTGCACCTGATCTGAAGATTAATAGATCAGCTGACAACACAATACGTACTAGTAATAGTCACTACCATCACCCTATAGAGTTTTCTAAAGCATCGATTAGTCATACATTGTTTGGTACAGCGTATGGTGATCCAGACATCTACTCTGTATATGGTATTGATGGTCCTAGATTTGGTGGTAGACCACAATCTACATCAAATATTGCGATTGATGTTCCCAATGAGTCTTTCTATATTCTGATTGCTGGTAATGCTACTGCTACTGCACTTTCGCAGTCTCGCAATACTATGCAAATGGTGAAGATTCCATTTAATGGTGCAAATGTTAGCTCTAGAGAAATTGTATATCCTGGTGCTTGGGATCAAAATGCAAAGATTTCACTAGATGTAAATAACAAACTTCTAATTCCTTGGACTTCTACAAATACTGAAGTCCTTAAAAATAGTACAATCGGTGGTACTTCAGATTGGGACAAGACCATCTCTGGTACAACATCTAATGTCGATACTGCAAACCAAGGAACATATTTACGTATAGATTGGGCGACTGATAATGACTATGAACTGACAACATACAGCTCGACTGATGTTGCACCTTGTAAAGTTTGTAAGGTTGAGTCTGAACCTATTGCTGAAGGCACAGCTTATGAATATGTGAGTACAGGTGGATTAACACCGACTCCTGGTGCATCTTTAGGCGGTCGAAGTATGTCTCGTAGCAATTCATCAACTGCTGCAGACATTGGTCGTTATACTAACTTTGTGCAATTGCATAAGAAAAATGTTGGCACCAATGCACTTGATTGGGTGAGAACATTCTTTGCTACTGCTCCAGGTGAGATCAGAGATGGAAATCAATGCTCTGCTGATGATGTCAGCTTGGCAACACCAGAGATCTCATTCTCTGACTCTAAAGTATTTGCTAACGGTGTCTATTACTTAGGTAATGTTGTGATGCCATCCTCAGGATTGCGACGACAATCTGATATCAACCTCGCCACATTTGGGTTCATTGCCAAGATTAACTTTGATGGCAGTATTGATTATATCCGTGAAATTAGAGCACTGATCTCCGATATCGATAATCACGATGATGTAGAGTATCCTCACTATTATTATCAGACAGATAAAAATGGTGGTGTGCTGTTAGATAGCATCAACTTTGATGCATTTAATAATATGATTGTCACTGCTCGTCACATTAGTGACTCTAAGAGTGGTTCGTTTGGTAATTATATCGATAACGTTATCTTTAAGCTACCACATAATGGTGACTTGATTGGTCCTATCCAAGTAGTCACTGATTCTATAAATGATATCACTGAAAGATTCACATATTTGCCAGCATCCATCGTTAAGTGTTGGGAAGAGTGTACAATTGATACTTCTATCACATATAGTGGTAGCAATGAGACATATAGAGCTCTTAGATCTACTGCAATGTGGGCACACGATGGCTCTGGCACTGACCCTACTGCTGTTGCTGCTCCTACATCTTACCCAACATACAATGCTACATTCAGTGTAACTAGAATTGCTACTCTTGATAATGGAACTTATGCTTCACGTTGGTTGTGGCAAGCACCAACTACTAACTTACAGTTAGATCCTACTGAAACTAGACAATGGGACCGTGCAGATCGTAGAAGTTCTTCTTCTATTTTCTTACAGACTGTGGAAGAAACTGATGCATTATCGCAGATCACAGCTGTAGCATCTTGCCCTGGTTATGTGTACGTTGACCAAACAGTTAACACTGATAATGCTCAGACAGACTTTGATGCTGCAGTATATACTAAACTGAAAGCATATTACGAGGGGAAAGAAGATTCTCGTATCCTGAAACAAGAGATGCCTAATGCTCTTGTTACAGTATCGCAGTATTGGGATGGCTCGACTGGTTATCGTACACAATTATTGTCTAGACACTCACCTACTGGTGGCGTTGAGACACGTGCATATGATTGTGGTGTCAATACTTATCCTCAGGATATTTGTATTGATGAGATTGGTAACATATATGTGGTTGGTTGGTTCTTTGATGGTAATAAGGATCAAGGATACATCACAGTATATGATAAGGATATGAATCTTGTCACTGATAGATTCTTGTTGCAATCAAATAGTGGCATCACAAACTATGATGATGAGAATATTCAGATTCATTGTTGCGCAGTGACAATGGATAGTGCTAATACTGCCACGTTAATTCTTGGTGGTAAGTATAAGACCAACAGTGGCAATGACCAGCACGGTGTATTGTTTGCTGTCCCTGTTGCTGTTAGTCAAGGAGGTGCATCCTTCTTACCTGGTAGCACTAGTATCACATTTGAAGGCGGTGCAATACGTCCTAATCAATCGATTGATATTATCAATGGCGTTGACATTATTCAAACTGGTCCTGGCAATAGTTCCAATATGATTGTTGGTTATGCTGGTTCACTGTATGACACCACTGGTAGCACTACACGTGGGCAATATGGTTTATTGACCTACAGTGGCAGCAGCTTTACTATAATGGATGGTTATATTATTGGTGATGATCTTGAGCTGGAACAATTTGCTTTCCGTAAATCTATTGCTGGTTATGAAAGAACCCAAACAAATGACTATTCAATAACGTGGGCAGTTGGCGGTAAAGAGACACAGGCAGGTGACACCAATGCTGCTATTCTTGTGGGTCGCAGCACATATAATGCCACAGCTCTGCAGCACACGCAAACACAGGCACCTGCTAACGTTACTAGTTTTGTTATGAACAATGGTAATGGTGCTGACTACATTAAAGGTTTGAGGTGGGGTTATACTGCTGTTCCTCTAGTCGATGAGACACTGAACAATAAAGTTGTTGCTGTAGGAAATGGTATAGCTTCGGGTATGTATGAGTCTCAAGAGCATTATCGCAATGCTGCATATGAGGATAAATTATATGCATCAGTTGCAGTTACCAACCAGTTCACACAGTTAGACACATATTTGGTAGAAATCACACCATCACTGAATGGTGGAAATATAACTGGCACAAGACCTGACAGTTCAATGATCACTAATGTTGCTAAACTCAACACGTCTGGTATCACTGAACCTGCTAGTATTTGTGTGCTTGGTCCTCAGTATGGTACGATGATGGCATCAGCTGTTTGTGCCAACAGTGGTGCACCTAATGATCGTCAACTGTTGACTGTTAAGTTGCCTATGGACTTCTCAAAGAAAGCATCAACATACACTCAAGTGGGCAGTATGTATGTTTACTGGGATGATGCTGATTTCTCCTTCGGTATGTCTGGTAGATCTATCTTCAATGCTGAGTTTAGACAACAGTCACAGGCATCATATAATGATGGCACACGATTTGTACAGACAAATGGTAATGGTGCACAGCTGAATATGACAACTGTGGGTACTACGGGAGCAGCAAGTGCTATCAATGATATCTCCACACTTGGTACATTTGCCATTCGGACACAAGACTTGCAACAATACAAGCAGTCGTGATATAATGTGTGCGTTGCTAAAAAAGTAAATGGGCGCACATTCTATTCCTCAACCAACCGAAGATATGATGCAATGTCGCGAGATTTCTCTCACGTTGGAGGAGCGGGGTCATCTTAAAGAGATGATCCGAACCTATCGTACTATGTTCTCTGAACAGATGGTTGCATTGAAGTTTAGCGAATCTACTGATATGCAAAAGCGTGAGGTGTTTCGTACAGTTCAACTACGATACAGCGATTCCATCCTAAACAAATTAATTAGTGCCGATTCGTGAACTGTCCACCCCTGCTACTAGCGGGGGTTTTTTGTTGTATACTATGATCATTCGCAATTGACCTGTGACACAAGGCACCCTCCCTCCTCGCCACACACTCAGCGTCAAGGATGCTGCTGCTCTAGAACCATTCTACCGTGCTCAGCGTGCTCACAAACCTGCACAGACGTGGAGACAGCTCCGTAAGCGTGGTGCTGTACCAAAACCACAAGAGGATCCCTCACTCAAGTTTCTGTGTGATGCATTCAATTCTGCCTACGATGCTGAGCTGGACTACGGCAAGGTGACCAGTTCAGAAAGTGGCACAGACACCGATGACTGACCACCCACCAGCTGTATAATACAAAGGTAATCGAGGGACAACGCAATGACCACTGACTTCGCTACATACTGCGCAGCACAAGATGCTCGTAACACCAACCAACTCAACGTCACTAAGTATGGTCTGATGTTGTGTGATGCACTGCAACAGTCTCATCAGCGTCAGTATCCTAATGGTCGTAACTATTCTTATGCGTTGATCTCTTCTGGTCGTAAGTATCACAAAGTGATGCAGTGCGTCAATGGTCAAACTGAATCAGTGCACGCATTCATTGACAAGAAGACAGGTGAAGTATACAAGCCAGCATCTATCAAAGCACCTGCTAAGGGTGTGCGCTTTAATCTCTTAATCATCACCGAGCGTGAGTGGTTGTTTGA